CTAGTACAATTTTCATACAACTACTTATAAAGTAATATCTTCCATGCCTGCAGTCCTGAGTCTACTTACATGACCTAACATAAAGTTTTTACTTTCCAAACCTTTCATTAGACCCAACCACTTATTTCGAACCAATGCAACTTCATTGATAATAGTTTCGAAGTCAATTACTTCATCTTCGCCATCCACATATTTTTCAGCATCTCTGCTAGTTAATGCTCTTGGATAATTTTCTAAATATTTTTGAAAATGTTTTTTACGAATTTTTCTTAATTGTAGATTAAGATACTGTAGCACTGCTTCGATTTCTTGTAGCTGGTTAAATCTCTGTTCTGTAATACCAGGCAATGAAGCAACATTTTTTTCTAAATTACCTTTAATATTACATTCAAATTTGGCCTGTATCAACTCATCTTCATAATAATTTATGAAGGCGGGAATATTTCCCATGTCAGATACTACTTTATTATACCACATTATTCTTCGTAGTCGTCTTGATCTTCTTCATCAATTGAATTACCAGCATACTCGTCGTAACTACGTTTAGTATAACTGTCTACACCACTGAACTCTTTAAGTTCTATGTCGCCTAGTAGATCAACCAATATGCTCATTAAATTATCGCTGGCTTCCTGCCTATCCTTTTGGGGAATGTATTGTTTAAGTGTCGAATAAACTTCACCTAATAATTCTGTGTCAATTGTCATTCTTCGATTTCCTGTTCGTTTGCAACAGACAATTTTTGATGAGGATTCTTAATATAATCTGCCATCACGTTGTCTAAACTATTATTTTCGTTTCGCTCCCATGCTTTACGAAATTGTTTAATAACTGTACCGTCTGCTAGAGTATATTTAAGGCTGTTACCTTCTTTGGATAATAAACCTTTTCCTTCAAACATATCAACTAAACCACTATAAGGGTTCATACCAGTTTCGTAAGGAATTTTAACCTGAACACTTTCAAAAGGTTTGGCATACCGAGTTTTCATAATCTTGCAGCTAGCACGAATACCTTTAACTTCGCTGATCTTGTTACCATCCTCGTCCTCTTTGAGTTTGAGTTTACGCATAGCAACAACAATTGAGCTTGCGTAAATAAATCCTTGGCCGCCTGAAATTTTATCATCGGGGTCAAACATGTCCTGACTTGCGTAGGTATGGTTTGTGGCCACTAATCCTAAGTTTAAATCACCAAACATGTTTACACAATTACGCACTAATGCTGTTAGAGCCTTGGGCTTGCGTCCCATGTCACCTTTCAAGTCACCTGCGTCAAATTGATTAACGTCTGTGGGAGTTAACAACATACCCAATGAATCTAGCACGAACAATACTTTGGGACGCTGATCTTCTGGTAATACTTTGTACTCTTTAACAAATTCACTAATCATCTTAGCCACGTCATCGATCATAGCCATGTTGAGTTTAAGCAATTTGTCCTCGGACGTATCAACACCTAATGCATGTAGCCATGCTTCATCCAATGCATTTTCAGTGTCAATTAAGATAACATAAATGCCTTGTTGTTGGGCATTTTTAACAAGATTGCCCGAACAAATAAAACTCTTACCTGCTCCAGATTCTCCCGCAAATACAGTGACCTTGCCCATGGGGATTCCTTTATTAAAGTCCCCGCTGATAAGATAATTTAGTGCATAGTTGTTGGTAGAGATCCACGTGTCTGGATCTCTAAATCCTACACTAATACCGTCAATGCTTTTGGTGATGCTTTTTCTAAATTTTGATAAATCAAATGGTTTATTTGCCATAATTAGTCCTTAATTAAAATATTTTTTATATGTTTGTATTCTTGAATTTTACTATAAACATCGGCCGGATTGTCAACCGAGCCCAAAGGAATACGACCATGCCCCAATGTTTTGTCGTATGGATCAAATTTATTCGTTTTAATCCATTCTACATATTTCAAATCTTTAAAAAAATCAACTTCAGTTAACATAAGAGATGCTTCTCCGCTGTAATAGTGCAAATTTTTAAAATTTGCATATTCGATTGATAAATTATCTTCGTATAAATCTAAAAATTCTTTTCCAAGCTCAACATAATGTAAACATAACGTGCCTGGTGGAAATTTAAAATCAAAATATTCGTAATCAAATTTTTCCAACGGAAGTCGTCGATATTGATCTTTATTAAAACTCAAATAAAGACTGGGTATTACTTTTTGTTTTTTTTCAATTCTATGAACAAAATAATTTAGATTGCGTATAGCTTCTTTGAGCTCTAAGTTTGCAATACTAAACAGTTTGGTGGGTTTACCAAACTCTCCGCTTAACTGTTCAAATTTTAAATGCAAGTAATTGAAATATTCTTGTGGTTGAGAAACAAAATCTGTACGAATTTCAATAAAATTTTTCAAATACTTATTAATAGTGACACAAGCATTTCTTAAAATTTGCTCAGATTCACTTAAAGTTAGTAAACCCGAAAACGCTTCTTGTTGATTGATATTACAATTGTCTAGGCACCAACGAAATTCATTCAGCCATTTAAGGACAAAGTCGTTATCGTTGAGTAAGATGTCAAAAGACGCCTCTCCTGAGGCGCCTAGTACAACTGTAAGTTTCATTACTTTTGACGATTACGAATCATTGCCAAAATATCTTCTGCACGTTGACTAGCGGGTTTAGCCGCCGCGACTGGTGCAGTGACTTCTGGTTCGTCTACTTCAAAAGGGGGATCATCCTGTGTTGCCGCAGGTGCTGGACGAGCTACAGCCACAGGTTTTGCAACGGGAGTATGATCGTCGTCAGACTTGTTGCTACTAGCAGTACTAGCCATTCCAGCTGGCTTGTAATAAGCGCTCCACTTGTCTGCATCAAATGGTTCGCCATTTACACTGGCTTCGAACATTTCTTTGATGATTTTTAGTTCAGTGTCACTGGGTTTTTTGGGCAAAAAGTCTGCCAAATTATACAGTCCAAACTTTTCCACTGCTTCAAGTTCGGCTTGTGTAAGAGCACTTTCTTTACGAGCCCATGTGCTAGTATTGTAATCGGCATACCCGCCTTTGCTAGTTTTCTTGATATTAAAATCTAGCCCGCCTTCGTAGTCAGTAGGAAGATTTTCCAATTCTGGATCCATGAGTGCATTTTTTACTAGATTAAAAATTTGAGGGCTAATAATAAAACGACGGATTGGATTATCAGTGGATTTGTCGTCGCTCAACGGATTGTCGCGGACAAAACCTTGGAACAGATAAGATTTTTTCTTCCAATACTTACGACCCATTTCTTCAAGGCTCTTGTCCTTGAACCAAGTACGAACTTCTGCAAGAATAGGACATGCTTCGCCCCACATTTCAACGCAAGGAACTTGCACGAATGTTGGCTTGCTGTCTACTTGACCTTTGATACCTGCGAAAGGCAGTTTAATCATTAGTCGCTCGACCCAGAAAAAAGTGTTTTTAGTATTTGCGTCTGGAAGGAATCGTACACGAGCTGTAGTACCTTCTGGGATGTTCCAATGGGCGTAAATGCCATTGTCACCGCCTGATTGGCCGCCTTGGCCTTTGCTTTCTTGTGCTTGAAGTTTTGCACGAATTTCTGCTAAAGATGTTGCCATAATGTTTCTCCTATAAATTTAAGATGGTCTTTGTTGTGCCTAGATATACACTGCACCGTTGCAGTATATAACATATATATTTATCCTGTCAATGAAAAAAGGTAAATTTTGTTTTTGCACAGGTGTAGTATAACACCGATCATTGATAAAACATAGCGTGGTCAAAGAAATCGGCATTCTTGCTCCACTTTATTTTGTTTAAATCAAAATTTCTAGTTCGAAATAATAACTGATTATGCAAAAAAATATTGTTTAACGTTTTTAATTGTTCTTTTAGAGTTTCAATTGGCAGACTTCCTAATCGAAGCAATTCTTGTTGTATTGCCGCAAACCGTAAATTTTGATCTTCTATTAGATCATAGTCTTCATTAATAAACGGCTGAAAAGTTTTGAACCCCATGTCAGTTAACATTTTAAGAAAACCAGGTGCTGCGTATACCAAAAACGGTTTACCGAATAAAAAACTTCTCATTGTTTTTTCAGTTACTACTCTCAAAATCCTAGGATTCGATTCCATAACAACTTCTATTAGATAGTCTTTGGCAAACTGCGACGATAACTCGATGGTTTCCAAAACTGATTTTTTTGTTATATCTTGTATAGGACCAGTCTGATGTTTTATCCAATTTTCGAGATCTTTTCCATCTGATGGTTGCAAATACATATTATTTTCATAAAAAGAATGGAGTGTTGAGTTACAACTTAAAATTAAATCATTGCTAAAATTATCTTGCAAAAATTTTGCCATTCGCATCCTACTCAATGAAGTTCTATTATACAGTGCCAAGAATTTTTTAGTTGCATTTTCATTATCTATACTATATCTAAACTCATGTATCATTGATGATAGTGCCATCGGTTTCCCTTGGAATACAGATGCATATTCTAATTCCGCCGGATCATATAGTGCAACAATTGCATTATTTGGTAATAGTTTACATTTTTTACAGACATATCGAAGTATACTGTCAGCACCACTTATTTCAAAATCGACGCAGTCCAAAAAATTAAATAAAACTTGACTGTAACTGTTGCTGTTGCTGTTTAGAATATCGATTAGTTTTTCAGGCGAAACTCTCCATCTGCCTTCGAAATCGATAAATCTACGCATATCGATTTCGATTATAGAATCGACAAATTTGAACATGCGTTACTTAATGCTTATTTATTCAGGCCTGCAAGTTTTTTAAATGAACGCATATATGAGTCTTCGGTGCTTTCATGAACACCGTTACTATAACTGCCAATTTCTCTATCAGCAGTTGTACTTCCGTAGCTGCCATATCCGTAA